CCCGGTTCGCGTCGAGCCCCCGACAGGGGGTTTGTCGTTTCTGGCCCCGTATAACCGCATTAGCGGCCCTTCTGGGGCTTTACCAGCCCTGCCTTGTATTGCCATACCCGGGCCGCAGGGATCGCCCCTGCCTTAACCCATTGGCTTACAGCGCCCTTGGTTACGCCAAACGCATCGGCCATTGCCGACTGGCTGCCGTACCGCTTTAACAACTTCTGGATGTCCATGGACGGCACTATAGCGGCCTAAACTTTTTTTGCATAGGGGTATTGACATGGGGGTATAGGTTGCTAAACTGGCCTCGTTGATAAACACAACAGGAGCAACAGATATGTTCACCTTCGAAACCAAAATTTACGCCCTCGGCGTCTACTGGCAAGCCGAGATTGAATACAGCTTTGACGCAAACATTGACGTCACTGACGTATGGCTGCTTGGCTGCTATCCCGAGGGCTGTGAGGCGACACGCGTCGTTGATCGCAACGACTACGACCCGTACCGCGTCCGCGCCGACATCGGCTATTTTTCGCCAGCCGAATACGAAGAAATTTTGCGCCGTTGCAAACTTGACTTCGCCAAACAATGCGCCGCTGCCGAGGAGGCGATGTATGAATAAGCAGCAATCCCTTTGGCCGGTAGTCGTCCTGCTCATCATCCTCTACGGCATCGCTTGCATCGTTGAGCCTTGTGACGGCCACAGTTGTGACGCGGAGGTGGTCGATGGACGCTGAACCGTGGGGTAACGATGACGCCTCTTGGTGGCATCAACTCGACCTTGAGATGCAGGAACGCGAGGAACAAGAACGCATTGAAGCCTGCAATAACGCGATAGCAGAACTACAGGAGACAAACGATGCAGAGTGAACAAATTGGCGCATTGGCCGCCGCGCTTGCCAAGGCACAGGGCGAGATTGAGGGTGCGATCAAGGACAAGAGCAACCCGGCCTTCCGCAGCAAGTACGCGGACCTGGGCGCGGTGTGGGATGCCATCCGCGAGCCCTTCAGCAAGAACGGGCTTTCGGTTGTCCAGTTTCCCCGCCGCGACGGCAACTCCGTCGAGGTCGAAACGATCCTGCTGCACTCGTCCGGCCAGTGGATGAGCGGCACCTTCTCGGTTCCGACCGCAAAGCAGGACGCGCACGGCTTCGGCTCTGCCACGACCTACGCGCGCCGGTTCTCGTTGTCCGCCGTGTGCGGCGTTGCGCCGGTCGATGATGACGGCAACGTGGCCGTTGGCCCGGCTGGGTCGGCTGGCGGTGGCACGCACTTCCGACCGGATAAGCGCGGCGGCTCGAATTGGGTCGAGGAAGCCCGCCAAGACGGCACGCTCGACGAGACGCGCGAGAAGGGCAAGCTCCCCGCCGCAAAGGGACAGGCCGCGCCCATCAACACCCCTGCCGCCACCGGCAGCGCCATCAAGCGCATTGAATGGGTCAAGTCGTCGGTCGCCTTCCTGAAGGACGCCAGCACAGACGCGCAGATCGCCCGCGAATGGTGGGTTGAGAACAAGACCCGGACCGACGTGATCGAGACTGCGCTCCCCACCGAATACGAGCGCCTGCTCGATGCCTACAACGAAGCCCTTGAACGGAAGGTAGACGCCTAATGGATCGTCACCACAATTCGCCGCCCTTGGCCGAGCGGCTGGAAATTGAGCACGCCAACCTTGCCGCCAAGGCGGTCGAGTGCGCCGAACTGGTGCCGGAAACCCTCGCGCCCGTCACGACGGACGAGGATGCCGGGGCTTATGCCGAGACGGCCAAGACCCTGAAGGGCTGCCTGACCGCTATCGAGGCGGCCCGCAAAAAGGAGAAGGACCAGATTCTCAAGGACGGCCGCGCAATTGACGGACACTTTTCCATCATGTCGGGGCCGGTCAAGGCGGCGGCGGATCGTGTCGTCGCCGCGATCAACGCCTTCCAGACAAAGAAGCTGGAGGAGCAGCGTCGCCTTCAGCGCGAGGCCGACGAACGCGCCCGCAAGGAAGCGGAAGCCTTCGACGAGCCCCCGCCCCCGGTCGCCGCGCCTGTGGTCGCCAAGGAGGCCGCTCGCGTGGTGGGTTTCGCTGGCACGAAGGCCGCCGCTTCCGTGAAGTGGGTTGGCGAGATTGCAGACGCCAGCAAGGTTCCGCGCGAGTACCTGGTGCCTGACAAGGCGCTCATTGACCGGGCGATTGCGCTCGGCGTTCGGGACATTCCCGGCGTCCGCATCTTCGAACAGGTCCGGACGGCGATCCGATGACCACGCGCTTCCTCGAATCGGAGGGCGACCGCCGCATGCTGATCCGCTTCCTGGAAGCGCAGTCGCTGCCCTTGACCGTGACAATCGGCAAGGGCGGCAAGCGGTCCCTGAAACAGAACAAGCTGCAACGGCTATGGCTGAACGAGATTGCCGAGCAGCTTGGCGACCAGACGCCGGAAGAGGTCAGAGGGTACGCAAAACTTACCATAGGCGTTCCCATCCTGCGCGCCGAGAACGATGCCTTTCGCCAACGCTACGACGCCATCGTGAGGCCGCTGCCCTATACGCAGAAGTTGGCCTTAATGATGGAGCCTCTGGACTTTCCCATCACCCGGCTAATGACCACGAAGCAGGCGACGGCCTATCTCGACGGCGTGCATCGGCACTTTTCCGAAAAGGGCATTGTGTTGACCGATCCCGGCGACCTTCTTGCTTGCGCGCAAAGGCAGGCCGCATGACCGACGTAGGCACCACCCGCCGCAAGCCGATGGGCCAGATGCGCCGCCTGCGGATATGGGAATCGCACAAGGGCGTCTGCATCCTGTGCGGGCTCAAGATCGACGGCGTGCGGGAGGAGTGGATCGTTGAGCATGTCCGCGCCCTGGTGCTGGGCGGCGACGATACCGACGAGAATTGCGGCCCCGCCCATGAGGATTGCAGGCGGGTCAAGGACAAGGCGGACGTGACCGCAGGCGCGAAGGCCAAGCGCATGAAGGCCAAGCATATCGGCATCCGCAACCCGCCCGCCTTCCGCAGCAAATGGAAACGCAAGGTCAGCGGCGAGACGGTGCTGCGATGATCGCCGGCCCGTGGTCCAGCCGCGATGAGTTCGAGGAATGGTGGGACCGCAACGGCATGGCCCACAACCGCCTCGCTGTCACAGACCCAAAAGAGTGGGAGAGGGTCGCCAAAATTATCGAGACATTTCAGAGGGAGAATCCACGATGACATCCATAGGCCGCATCATAGATGCGCTCTTCCGCGACCCCGACAGAACAGTCGCGGGTGCGCGTGTTGATCTTGCCTACACCGAGAACGAGACGATGATCGAAGTCGGGCCTCATCCCGGATTCGCCGATGGATCAATGGTCGTGGTGATGAGGCAAGGGTCTCGGGAAAATATGCACCATTACGAACTGGAGTTCAGCCTGACCGATGTGCGAGAGGCGCGAGCCCTTTCGGCGGCGCTCATGGCGTGGGCCGATTGGGCCGACATGCTCCGCGCATCGAAGGAGACGGAGAGATGAGCGACGCAACGGCTTATCCACCTCGAGGATTGAGCCGCGAGGAGGCCGCGCGATACGTCGGGGTCGGGACGACAACCTTCGACGGGCTCGTGCAGGAAGGGCGCATGCCCAAGCCAATGAGGCTCGGCAAGAGGGTGATTTGGGATCGCCTGAAGATCGAGGCAGCCTTCGCGGACCTGGACGAGGCGCGGGAGAACGGCATTGATCGCGCCTTGCGGTTGGCTAGCGGAGGCCGCTAGGTTCCCGGCATGGCCGACCGCCCTTTCCTCTCCAGCTACAAGGACCGGCACGGCAAGACGCGCTGGCGCTTCCGCCGGGGGAAGTATGGGCGCCCTCTGCCCGACCCGGACGACCCGCGCTTTGAGGCCGCCTATGCGGACGCCCTCCAGGGCCGGGCCACCGCCAAGGTCACGAACCACCCGAACCAGACATTGCCCCGGACGCTGAAGGCCGCTTGGCGACTCGCGACTTCGGCCAAGAACCTCGATTGGCAGAAGCTAGGCAAGTCCTCGAAGGAACTCTATATCGACCGCGCTGAGCGATTGCTTGCGATGCCGATAGCGGGCGCCCTCACCTATGCCGATGTTGTCGTGGCCGACCTGAAGCGCCGGCACGTCAAGGCGTTGCTGGGCAGTATGAGCGAGACGCCGCACGCAGCCTATGACGCCCTCGTGGTCCTGCGAAAGATGATCCTCGTAGCTTTGGACGAGGAATGGATCGAGATCGACCCGACACACCGGATCAAGTACCGCCCTGAAACCAAGGGCCACAGGGCATGGACGGATGACGAGCGCGCGGCCTACGAAGCCCGCTGGCCGCTGGGCACCCTCGCCCGCACGGCCTATGCCTGCGTTTTGTACGGCGGCCCCAGGCGCAGCGACGTGGCGCGGTTCGAGTGGTCCGACTTCACCCAAGACCAGTTCCCCCACACCCAGCAGAAGACCGGAAAGCACCTGTGGCTGCCCATCTTGCCTCCGCTGCGGGACGCGCTGGACGCTGCGCCGAGGCTGGGCCGGCACATCCTGACAACGCCATGGGGCACGCCCCGCGCGCTCGGGACGCTCACCAACGATTTTCATTCGTGGACGACGGCGGCCGGTCTGAAGGGCTGCACCATGCACGGGCTACGCAAGACGCTGGGCAAGATTCTCGCTGAAGAAGGCGCGACGACACGCGAGCTGATGGAGGTTCTGGGCCATGCCTCGATCCAGCACGCCGAGCTTTACTCTCGGGAAGCTGAGCAGGCTCGCATGGCGCGATCCGGCATGGGCAAGGCCCGCGACAGGCTCCGCCCTCGCCTTCAAGTCGTAAAGGGAGACAAGGGTTGAAATACGTTAGTTCCTACAAAGATCGGCACGGATACTCCCCGATGGGTTGCGTGGCTAACCAGCCTTACGGCGAACCTCTGGTGAACCGACTGCAACCCATTGATTTGATTGAAAGCAGAGACATCCACTTGTTGCCCCACTCGTCGCCAATATCAACGACTTAGCAGAAGGTTCGCCGGCCTGCATTTTCAGTATGTTCCGCGCGGATAGGCTAACCCGATTCAACCCACGCACCTACTTGGTGCACAATTTCCAAAAGGCGGCATTGTGCCCCCTGATCTGGGCCTTAGTCGCCTCGCTGTCTTGAGACGCCGAATAGGTGATGGTCGTGAACGCGGTGCAGGACGTGTCCACTGGACCGCGCCCGGCACACCCCGCCAGGAGCAGCGCGCTAAATGCGGTCGCGATTGTGCGGGTCATGCGCCTCCTCCTCCCTGCTGATAGGCTGGCTGGCGCGGGCGCGGGCTTCGTTGGCGTCTCGCGTGCGGAGCAGGCCTTCCATAGCCGCTTCAGCCTTGGCGGCGGTCTTCCCGGCTCCGAAGACCTTGGCGACGAACACGACGACCGCGACGGCCACCACCCCGGCCATGATGAGGTACGGGGCGAAGCGGCCCCACAGGGCGGCGATCACGGCGTCATCTCGCCAGCCCGGACCCGCTTGAAAACGCGCCGAATCAGGTAGACGGCGGCGACCGTGATTAGGGCCGTTATTATGACCGTGTAGACGTGCCCGTTGCGAAGGGGGGATAGGAGGTCGGCAACGCTCGCCCACGTCCCTTGGGCAGATTTGGCGGCTTCTACGGCACCTTGCACGGCGTCGATGGCGGGCTTGAGATTTGAGACCGCCAGGGTGACGGCACCAGCGGCGACGGCCACGTTAGTCTGCACCGCCTTGGACGTGGTAGCGCCGGCCGGCTTGGCGACTTCCTGCGGCATGGCCGGAGCCGGCACGCTGAAGCCGTCAGCGCCGAGCGCGAGGTACAGCGCCGCCTCTGCCGCCCGCCTGCGGGTCAGGCCCGGAACCTCGACCAATCTGCCGCCAACCGTCGCCTTGTTCCAAAGGCTGAATGCACCAGCGGCGGCGCTCGTGTTGCCGGCTTTGTGAGCCCTCAACACGCTGGATGTGCGAAATCCGCCGAGGCCGATATTGAAGGCGAGCGAGACCATGGCGTTGAATTGATTCTGCGTGACAGGCGACCCGCCCAGCGCGGCCAGCACGCCCGTCTCGAATACAGCAATGTCGTCATCGAACCGCGACCACATCTGGTCAACCGTGATCTGCTGGCCGGGACTGACCGCCGGCTTAGTGCTGCCGATGCCGATGGTCAAAACCCCTGCCGGGCATCGATAGGCCGTCAATCTCTGCCCCTCAAACTCGGCAATGAGGTCGCGGCCCTCCTGGTTCACGCGCATGGCTTGCCCCTTTCCTGTTCGCGCATCTCGCGCATGAGAATGGTCATGCCGTCCGCGACGAGGTTCCGCAGTTCGCCCATGGAAACCGGGAACGCCAAGTCGCGCTCGCCGTCGAAAACCTTCAACCGCACAGGCTGGCAGTGTTCGCTTACAATGCGCGGCATGGGGTTTATCACCGGGGCTTATCAGCCTTTTTTTCGAGCTTGCCGTCGAGGTCGCGAAAACCCTCGCGCACGATGGTCTTGATCTCGCGGATGTCGTCGGCCGTCCGAATCTGGACCTGATCCATATGCACACGCTGGGCGGCGATCTCGCGCAGCAGCCGAGACTCAATAACCACGTCGGCGCGCTCCAGATTCGTGACGCGCCCGTCCAGCGCCACATAACCCGCCGTGCCCACAACCAGGAACGAGATCGCCGTCAAAATGTGACCCAGGTTAATTGTCGGATCGAAGGTCAGTTTTTTGGCGATGTCAGGCATGGATTTCCGACTACGCCCAGACTACCGGCGGATCGGCGAGCACGCGCTGCACGCCGGCCCCCTCGATGGCGGTCGTGATCGTCTCGTATCCGGCGAAGTCATCGTTGAGGCGCAGCATGGCCCAGTAGCCGGGCTCAGGAACACCAGGCGTAACTTCAACGCCGTCAGCGTCATAGACAGGCGGCGTCACCCAGGGAGCCTGCATCGGCGCGTGCATCGCGTAGTTGCCGTTGCCGGTGGGGATTACGCCGCTTTCGGGGAAGTCCACGCCCAGAGCAGTTGCAAAAGCGCGTGCAGTCGCCTCGTCGGGGAACTGCACGTAGATCGCGTCACCCCATGCCATGTGTGCCTCCCTACGCCGAGAGCAGCGGCAATTCAGCGTCAGTCGCCGTGCGCCGCGTCTCGATGGTTTTGATTGTGCTGTTCCAGTAGTTGCCTGTGTCGTCGCGGCCAACGCGGGCGGTTGTCAAACCAAGTGGGTTTGCGCCCGAAAGGTCGGTAACAATAGCGCCGCCATTCAAGGACGCAGCAAAGTTGTTGTCGGCCCATCGAACGGCGATAGTAAAGTCCGTGTCGGCTGCGACTGCACCGAGGTCGATGTTACAAGTCGTGACGTTTGCGACGGCCGCAGCCACAATCAACCTCCCGGTGGTGGAGTAGTAGATCAAGCGTCGATTAAAGAAATAGCCGTCATCGACAGTAAACAGCATATTCGCGGCGCCGTTGCTGATCTTGCGCGGTGTGCGAGCTTTTACGATCCAGCACTGATCGGAGATTGCGCTTGCGTTGGTGATGAGCGCAACGTCGGCGGCGCGGACGACAGTCGAAGCAACGGTCTGAATGTAGGACGTTGTGGCGCTGCCGACCCGGCACTGCGCGCCCCAGATATACAGGCCGCTCACGCCATTGCCGCTGTAGGTGGGAGTAGCGTTACCCGTCGTCAGAGATACCGACCACGCCGCCGTGTTGGTCGTTAGCGCCGTACAAATGAGCGAGCAGCGATAGATATTGTTCCCGAGGTCTTGGATGAAGCTCGTGCATCCTGTCGCCGTTCCCAGCGCCCCGACGCCCGCGCCGCAGTTAAAGTAGGCGCTCGGACCTCCCGTCGTCGGAAACGCCATATAAATCCAAGATCGCGTGCTGGCCTTTACATCCACCTGCATCACATAAGTCACGCCGGTCGTGAACGAGAAGTTTTTGGAAACGTAATGGCTGATCGTTGCCGTCGCGTCTTCCGTAAGCAAATCCATCGTGGTCGTGCCGTCCGGGGCAACAGCACCATTTGCCGTTATCGAGGCGCGGACCTTGCTCCATCCAGCGTTATCGAACTGTTCAGAGTAAGTCAGGATTTCCGTGGTGGCCTCTTCGACCAACAGGCCACTCGCGACCCACGCGCTGCCGGTGTATAGGTACTGGAATCGCGCCACGTCCGTCGTTTCCGAGACGAGAACACCAGAGCTATTGAAGCGATAGCCTGACGAGGCGCGGGTGAGAGTAACGCCCGCCGGCAGAGAGCCCAGCGAGAAGTCGTAGAAGGCGCTGCTGCTGCTGCCGCCGCGAGGCCGATTCAGATACCGGAACACCATGTCACTACCCCGTGTAGACGGTTAGTTTTTGTGTGGTCGTTCCAATCTGGGTCATGGCGCTCTGGGCGGCCTTGCCGCTGATCTGTATGGTAGTGCCCGCCGGAATGGGGATGCCAGCGTCAAGTGCAGCCGTGCCGCCTGTGGGATCAACCGCCGCTGCACCATTGGCTTCTGTGCTGCTGACAAGAACGACCGAGCGCGTGGCGCTCGCCGTTACCAAGACAGCGGAAACCCCGGTCATCGTGACAGACGATTTTGTGAGGCTGGCGCTTTCAGCCCCGCCCCCAGCCGTGACCTTTAGATTCCCCTGAGAATCTACTTGAGCCAGGATGGTTGACCCATCGCTGAATGTCTGGGGAGTGGCCTGATATTGACCGGCAATCTGTTCAACGGGCATGATCTGGCCCTCCTTCTAGGCGTAGACGCGAATGTTGAGGTTGGCGGGGGTCACGACGAAAACTCAGAAATACTCAGGACAGCCGTTCCCATTGTTCCAGCGCCCGCAACGCGAATCTCTATGGTGTTAGCGGCACCCGTAGACACCAGCGAATACACAACTCGATTCACAATCTGCATATAGGCAAGGTTTGTGATCTGAACCGTTGATGTGGCTACGGCATTTGTAGCTCCATCAACAAAAATGCTAAGGGCTTGCGAGACGCCCTGGCCCGCGTATTTAACCACGTCAACGGCTATCAGAATCGTGTTGCCGCTTGTGGCCGTGTAGCTGGTCGAGAATAATTGAATGCCCTCAGTAATAGTCATCGGGGCGCTGTAGGAGGACGCCAAGGTATAGCCAGTTGCGTTAGTCGCTACATATCCTTTGGGAGCAGCAACAGAACGGCCACTAACCCGCATGTAGTCCGTGCAACGCCAGTTGCCGGAGCCTTCCGACTCAAACTCCGCGCAATCCCCCGCCGCCGTGGTGATGTTCGCGCCCGTGGGCAGGATCAGCGACGTTGCGTTGTGGGTAAGCGTGAGGATGCCGCCGAACACCACCTTGCGGCGCACGCCCGAGGCAATCGTGCCCAAGCCAGTGATTGTGGTCGTTCCGGTGATGCGGACATAGTTTGAGGCCGCCGCGCCGATGTCGCATGTGGTGGCGCTCGCCACGTCGACCCGGACGGCCTCATTGAAGGCAGCGCCCGACATGGTGAGGGTTGCGGCTACACTGGTCGCGCCCGAAATCGTGCCGCCCGAGCGGGGGAACGGGGGATAGGACGTGTTCTGCAGGTGGAATACTGGCGTCGCGGCAGAGACCGCGATTTCGTAGACGCCGCCCGCCACGATGTCTCCGGCCGCCATCGCCGTCCCATTTGGCCAAACCAGCGCGCCCGCCCCGACCGTGCTGACATCGACCGTCATGGCCCCGGTATTGGTCGAGGCCGCCTTAAAGGTGAAAGTCTGCCCTACAGCGTAAGCCGTGATGCCCGGAACCGGCGCCAGGGTGAGCGCGTCCGCCGTGCCGCCCGCCGTGCCGCCGTAGTTTATGGCACCGTCCGCAACCTGCGACAGTCGCACGCTATCGGTGAGCGCCGTTCCCACGCCCAAGCCGGTGAGCTTGTTGCCGCCCATCGGCTGGTTGCCGGTGTAAACGGTTTGTCCATCCTTGGAGATCGACTGCGTAAGAGCGGCGGCAATGTCCGAGAAGTCGGAATTGACCGCGCTCGACGCGATGGTTGTGCCAGCCGTAAAGGGGGGTTGCGGAAGGGAATACGTCCCAGATCCATTACGCGCCATGTGTCACCGTGGAGAAGAGGCAAAACCGCCCGCAGCGCCGGAAATACCAGCGTTGACGGGGCGAGCCGCGCCCTGTTGTTTGAGAATGGCGTCAATCAGTGAAAGCGTTTCCGCGTTCATTTGAGCGTTGGGATTGGCGAGAAGATCGGCCAGACGCGAGCGCACCGCTTCGCTGGGCTGGCGGAATTTGCCATAGGTGTCTTTCACCCACCCCAAAAGCCCCGCGATGTCGCCGCCCCGTGTGGGAGGAACAGTCAAGGCAGCCTCATCCATCATGGATGCGATGCGGCGTCCGGTCGGAGAACCAGCGTTTACGGCTTGATTGCCAGCCTGGAACGCAAGCTCAGTCCGTGCCTGCTGAATCATGCGGTCGGCGGATTCTTGCCCGTAAAGATCAACCAGCTTGGACTTTAGTAGGCTGTTCCCGGCGAGAGCATCAGCCAGCCGCCGCGTGGCCTTGTCTCCACTCTTCGCGGCATCAGCCATGACATTGGACGAACCGACTGCTGCCGCCGCTCTCTGTTGCGCGGTAGCGCGGGGCAATTCGTCCGCGAGGGCGTCGGCCGACGATTTTACTGCGTCATCGCCATAGCCCCGCTTCATGAAGTTTAGGCCACGGTCGCGCCATTCCGGCAGCGATGCGATCTTGGCGTATGCCGTGTCTGCTTCTCTGATGGCGGGATTGGCTGCATAAAGTGCCGCCTCCCACTCGCCGGCCGTGTCGCCTACCATCTTCTTGTTGATAGGCTTGCCGCTGGCAAAAGCGGCGTCGGCGTTCTGGTTCAACGCCTGCTTGACCATGTGGAAACGCTCGGCTTGCGTAAGGGTCTTGCCCTCGGCCGCCGCCCATTCGTCCACCGTTTCCAGAGCCTTCTTGATAGAAGGACGCTGCGAGAGGCTGGTCAATTCGTCGGAGACGTTGAACTTGCCGCCGCGCAGAACCGGGTCATAAATCTCCGCGCCCTTGCCCGACCTGTAGCCCTCGAAGAACTTGTCGAAACGCGAGACGCCCGGAGCATCCGCGTTCGGCCCCATACCTTTAAGGAACCGCTCGCCGGTCCGCTCATTCCTTGCCGTGTAGGCCGCTGCGTATTTGTCTGGCGCCTCGCCCTTCAGGGTCGCCCCAAGTTCCGCGAGACGTTCCGCGCCCTTGCTCGTGTCGGCAATAAATGCATCCTCGCCAAGTGCAGCCAGCTTGGTACGCGCCTGTCCGGTCCCACCGCTGCGGGCGATTTCAAGCGCAAGCCGCTGGGCTGCCGCGTCGCCCTCGATGTTCCCCGCTGCAATGCGCGAATTGTCGGCAATCCGGGCTGCCAAGCTGTCCTGTGTGATGTTCCCGCCTTCGGGAGCAGCGGCGGACAGGGACTTGTAGGGAACCTGCGGCGCGAACTTGTCGGCAAGATTGCCGGTCGCACGCAGCACACCCGGCGCGAATTTCTCGTAAGCGTACTTTGCGGCAGATCCGACAACAGGAAGCACGCCACCCACAGCGCCACCTATGGCGGCCGGGAGAAGCGCATTCTCTGCCCTGCTATCGAAGCCGCCCTCGCCTTCGCCAAATCCCTGCGCGCCGCCAAGAACAGCACCGGATGCCGCGCCGCGCAGCATCATGCCGGGCAGACTTGTCGCGCCACCGCCGAGCAGGGTTTGCCCGCCAGGGAGCAGCATCATTGCGCCCGTACCGGCAAGCGTGCCCGCGACGTTCGCGCCCGTGGTCATGGTCGGATAGGCTTTGGAATCGGCCTGCGTCTGCGCACGCTGGCGGGCTAGTTCCTCGTCGTACCGCTGGCCCTGCGTCGGGGCATTGGAGACGGTTTGCGCCGGGGATGGCTGCTGCGGCGTGTAAAGCGTTTCACCGCCTTTGATGCCGCTGACGCCTCTTTGCGGGTCATCTGGCGTCGTGAAGATGTTCGTGACCGGCCCGACCGTCAGCTTCCCATCGAATGGGCGCTGCATCATCCAATTGGAGAATTGGGGAGCGTTTGAGCGCACCCAAGCCGCCAACTCGTCGCCAAAGCCCATTGCCGCGCCCTGCCCGAAGGCATTGGCAGCGGCATCGGATCGGCCCTGCGCCTGCACAACGGGGCGATCACCGTCCCAAAAATTGCCCGAGCTGGCTTTGTCCCCAATAACAAGGTCGGAGAGCTTCTTGTCAGAGACCTTATCGGCTTCCCACCAACTCATTGGCCGCCACCCTTTGTCCGGGTGGACCCATCAGGCGCGATGTACTGCGCTCCGGGCGGAAGCTGGTCATATTCCGCCTTGGTTTTTGGCTGCGCCGGTCCGGCCGCTGCATTTTTCCATTCGACAGGCTCGACCGGAATAATAACGTCGTCCTTGTTCAACCCTGAGCGCTCGGCAATGCCGCTAAAGGTCTTAATGATGTTGTCATGGGACGACTTATAGGACTCATACCGCGTGCCCATTTCTTTGAGCAACGCAGCCTTGGTTTCTTTGCCTAGGCCCGATTTGCCTTGCAGGCCAGCCACAAGACCCTTGACGCGGTCGCTTGCGCCCGCTGTGGCGTAAACCATGCCGGTTTCAGAATCGCGCACGACGGAACCGGGGTCCATCAGGGTTGCGAAAGCGTAAACCATGTTGATGTCGCCGGCCTTCGTATCGCCCTTGGCGGCCTCGACGGCAGAGCGGAACACGGTACTCGCCTTGTTGTAGTCCTTGACCGACTGGAGATTGTTAAAGTCGTCGCGCAGCTTGCCAGCGGCCTCAATGGTCTGCTTTCTCTGCTCATCAGTGCGCTTTTGGTCCGCGCCGGTCCGGTCATCGCCACGCTTGCGGTTGTATTCGTAGTCGCCTTGGAGGCGCTGGTATTCCAGCTTCTGGTTCTCAAAGGACACGTCTAGAGCGCGCTGCATATCCGCGACCATGCGCTGCTCGGCTTCGGCCGGGTTCATGCCGTAGCCGCCACGGCGCAAGCGGTCGATGTACGGCGCGGCCATCTGCGGGGGCATGTCACGCGGCGTCATCCGCTGCGGAATCTGCGGCGGGGCAACCATCGTCGGCCCCTGCACGCCCTGCGGGGAGGGCGTCGGCGGCATACCGTTGGTGTCGGCGGTGCCCTGTGCGATCTGCGGGCCGGGCTGCGGAGCTCCACCTCCCGTAAGGATGCGGGCATAGGCATCAACCGGCATGGCCTTGTTCGCGCCATGCTCTGCGCCGTGAACGCCTCGCGCGAACTTGGCCGCCGTGGCCGGGTCGTTCATGTCCAGCGGCTGGTTGGGGTCTAGGCCGCCAATGCTGGCGACGTTCATAGCCCACTGGCGCGGGTCGTTCGCGCCGTCGCCAACGGGAGCCCACCGCTGGCCGATCTGTACCAGCGTCATCGGCTGGCCGTTATTGAACTTCGCCGGATAGGCCCTGACGTTGTTCACCGCGAGGCGCACGCCGTCATCAAGCGTCGCAGGCTGTTGGAAGCCACTGGACGCACCCACCGGGCGCACGTTGCCGATGTTGTTGGGATTGACGCCGCCGCCGCCCGAAGGCGGGCCAGCCTGCGTAGGACCGGGCGCGCCGTAGCCGCTGGCGATCTGCCCAAGCCCCTTAGTCTGGCGGTCAATCTTGGCCTGCTCGACGGCCATCTGTCCCGAAATCCGAGCGCCGTACTCGGGATCAATTGCCGACAACAGCCCAATCCGCTTCTGCGGGTCCTGTTCCGCCATGACGGCGGCGAGCTTGGTGTTGCGGTCCTCGGTGGCCTTCTTCTCGTCCCGGTCGGCGGTGTAGCTGTCAAAGCCGCCCATTGCCGCCTGCGCAAGACGCGCCACGCCCTGCCAGGGGGATTGGACGGGGCTCGTGTCCGTGCCCTGCGCCATGAGGCGCTGCGCCATGGTCCGGCGCTCGGAATAGGGGTCCTTTTTCCGGCCAATCCCGGCAAGGGTGTAGGCGAGGTTGTCCTCCGGCATCAGGGTCATGCGGCCCCCTTCCGCCCGGCGGCGTCGGCTGATAGCCTTGCGTGAGGCAGGAGACGAATATGCGACTTGGAATTGTGATCGTTGCCGCGCTTCTGGTGGCGGCCTGCGGCAGCCCGACGACCGCTCAGAAAGAGAAGCTGTCCGCGCTTCAGGGCGTCGTGAATGAGCAGGTTTCGGCCGGCAAGATGACCCCGGCCGAAGGCAGGCTCGTCATGGCCCGCGCCCGCGAGGACATCGACGCGGAATGGCGCAGGAACTACGCCCGCATGGTGAGCGGCGGCGACGGCCCTGCCGTTTACCAGCCCGTAGGCGGCGGCACGGTGATCCGCTACTAGCGCGATCACGAGAGCGCCTTCCCGTAATCGACGTATTTCATGCCGTCGATCTCGACCACGGCATCTGGCCGAATCTTCTCCACGTCCTGCGCCATCAGGCCGACGTGAGGCGTGCCGGGATCGTGCTTGTAGGTGAAGAAGTAAAGCGGCTGGCCGTCGTCGGTGTAGCCAACGCGGCGGACGTTGTCCTTCATGCGAATGTCGGAACCGGCCATCAGGAGCGGGAGGCCGTACTTCAGGCCAGCAGAAAGCGCCGTGCCGCCCAAGCCAAACAAGCCGCCCGTAGTGGCGTCGGAACTCTGCTGCTGCATCTTCTGTTGAGCAAGCTGGCCTTGGTAGGCGTTCCAATAGTTCCCGCTCACGTCGGTCGGCGCGACTTGCGTCTGTGCAACCTGACTAAACTGCGGCTGCTGAACGCCTGTCCCGGTGCCCATCAGGGCCGCCACCTCGTTGATTGGCTGCGTCCGTAGCGCCGTCATTTCCTGTATGGCGCGGTCGCGGGTGTTGCTCTCCAGCCCGTACTGCTGCGAGGCGGCGCTGCCCGCCTGCACGTCGGCCCCAAGCCTAAAGTCGTTCACGGAGCGGCTGTAATCGTCCTGTGCGGCCTTCCAGGCGTCGGTGCCTAGCGAAATCCCCTGGTTGGCAAGCCGCTGGTTGAGGGCGTCCCTGTCGCGCTGCATCTGCGGCGCGTTGCGGTCCTGAATGGCCTGCAACTGCTGGCGCCGATAGTCCTCGTTATAGGTTGGAGCCGGGGCGAGTCCGTCATAACTATAGGGCTTGGAAGTTGCATCGCCAATGCGGCCGACATACTGGTTCGCAAGGTCGGATGTGCCCTGCGTCAACTGCTGTTGGCTGTCGTAGATCTTCTGCTGGCCGGGACTGAGCGCGGTGGTCTCTGACCACGTCGGGACGTTCGTTCCGCCCACGTCCTGCGAGCCCGTCACGGCATAGGTTTTCGACCCGTCCGGTCCGTACTGGTTGACGCGGTTCAGGTACGCGTTGGCAACCGCCGTGTTGACGTTGCTCTGCGTCTGCTGCTGCGAGACGTACTTTGGATCAGGGGCCGGGGGTGCTGAGGCGCTCTTGCTGCCCATGTGCCTGCTTTTCGGTTGGACGACGGACCTTCGGGCGTGGATTTCTCCACCGCGCCTCAAACTCCGACTTCGTCATTCCGCAAATGCAGGCATGAACGCCCTTGGCATATTGATGCCGTAGCGTCCCTTCCGGCTTCAGGCCAATCCCTTCGTTGAAGCGGAGAGCCCGCTTGTTCGTGGAGGGAGTAGCCGTCACTACCTTCCTACAAGCATACTGTAGAAATGGTATGCTCAACAAGGTGGAAATTGTGCGACGGGTTGCCCATTTCGGGCTCGCCGCCGCAAATGAAATCTCACAGGTGCCGTACCACGTCTTGCCGTCGATCTCTTTCGGCGCCGTGTAGTTGTGATAGATGCACACCGCCAGGAGCGGGAACGTCAGATCGCCGCCGCCCACGACGCCAACCGCCTTCATGCTCTGGCTGGGCGTAAGGTGCGGGATGCGATGGGCCGCCCACTCCAAAAGCTTCAGATTCTCGGCGTCGTTGCTCGGGAAAAAGATTGTATGACTCACACGCTCACCACAGTTTCCCAGCCCGCCCCGGTGTTCTGGCAGAGCTTGTTGAGGGTGCCGTCATAGACGAGTGTGCCTTTGACGTTCGCCATTGCGTTCTTCTCTGCCGTCGTGATTGGCGTGAGTCGGACGGACGCGAAGGCGCCCGCGCTATCCATTCCCGCCCCCGTCAGCACGGCGTCAACGGCACGCCGGAACAGTTCCTCGCTGGGCTGGAAAATGGGGATGATCGCCATTACGGTTGAGTCCCACAACCGCAGGGCGCATAATATGCGGGTCGCTGGAGCGCTACGAACGCCCCGGCGACCCTAACCAAAGACGCGAAAGGACCGCGCAAATGGCTAAAGGCACGATGCGTCACCGATACGTTGGACGCAACACTACTCTTCCCCAAAAGCTCAAGTTTTACGGCTCGCCAGAACAAGACGCTAACGGCTGCATTCTTTGGCTTGGCGCTGTAGGGCGGGGCGGCTACGGCATATGCGGTTGGAACAAGAAAGTCTGGTCCACTCACCGGCTGGCATGGATCAACGCTTACGGCTCCATCCCGGAGGGAATGCACGTCTTGCACACGTGCGACGTGCGTAACTGCATCAATCCCGACCATCTGTGGCTTGGCACAAATGCCGATAACGTCGCGGATAAGCTGCGCAAAGGCCGCGCATCCGCGATGTCTGGCACGCTGAACGGCAACGCAAAGATTACCGAAGCTGATGCGGCAAAGATTAAACAAGACGCGCGTTTGCTTCGGGAAATTGCGGCCGAATATGGCGTCTCGGCAACAATTATCAGCGGCATTCGTAATGGGAAAAAGTGGCGACATGTTTAAAGTGCCACCCTCTGTCCAATCTCGTATTTCAAATCCCAGCTATTCAAGATGACCTGAATGCCGTTGCTCTGCCCGCCCATGTGGACGGACGCCGTGGTGCCAATGCCGGTGGCTGCGTACCAGTTATTATAGGGGGACGCGCCGTCGCCCCACATGCCGACATCCCACAGGGACGTATCCCACACGCCGCCTTGCGCGCCCGCAGCCATCGGGAAAGCGTCAGTCGAAAGCGGCTGGTCGTTCCTGTAGTCCACGTTCATGCGGATCGCCGGGACCACCTGCCCGCCAGCCGTGAACAGCGGGCGAATCATGGTCATTCGTGACACGCCGCCCGACCGGCCGTAGGTCTGAAAGCTGGTCTTCACCTGCCAGGAAATGCCAGCGGTGCCGTCCGCATAGCCTGATTCCGCAAGATAGACGGTTCCGTCGCTGCGGCCGTAATAGGGGTTTTCGTTGTAGATGCCCCAGCACGTCGCATTGAGCGGCGATGCGTTCTTGCCGTAGGTCGCCCAAGCGCCGGTCTGGACGTTCACAACAAACTGAAACGCAGTTGTGCTTGAAGTCGGCACGTTGATAAGCGCCATCCTCGAGCGCGGGTAGGACGCCATAGACCAGCCGGTAAGCGCGCCGTAACTGGTGTAGGCGTCGAGAATGCCTTGGTCGATCCGGTTGGTGATCGCCTGCCGGGTCGCTGCCGCCTGTCCACCGGCCATAAGCTGCCGGGTGCTGACAACGGCGGATTCCGTCACAATGGCGAGGTCGCCCGCGATGTTGGCCGTGCTGCGGTTGCCGATAGGCGGTGCGCCGTTGTAGACGCCCACCAGCGCCCACGTATTGGCAGAGGCCGGGTCGTCGCCCTGGTAGACCGCCACCTGTCCGTGGCTGCTCACAAAGGCTAGATAGTCGTCCGATCCTGAGCCCCCGTCTCGGCTCACCGCGCCAATGGCAATCAGCTTGCCGCCGTCCGTGAACGTCTCGCCCAGCTCGAATGACGAGGCCGCGCCCGCAATACTCGCAGTCGGCAGATACCACGCCTTTGTCGAATTGTTCTGCACGAACCAGATGCGCGACTTGTGCAGGCACGGGAAGTTGAGCGTCGAGCTTGTGACGTTGGTAATCGCGGGCGTCGTCCAGCTTGTGCCGTCGTAATTACGAACCGAATTTACGCCATTTGCCAGCACGAGGAACGCGCCGCCGGGCGTGGTCATCATAGTTGTTTGCCAGTAGCCGGAGCCCAAGCTACTGACGACGGCGGCCCCTACAGCGCCCGTGGTGGTGATGTCGTAAATGTCGGTCGGCGACGCCGCGAACAGCTTGCGGCTGGACGGGCCGGACCACTCCATGATGCTTTGCACAGAGCCATTGATGCCCGTGGCGTAGCTTTGGGTGCCGTTCCTGACGCGGAGGTAGGTTGCCTCTGGAAACATATTGTCGAGAATGAGCGCGTCGGCCGGCTTCATGGCCGCGATGCCGTCGCGGAGGTTGAGCCCGCGCGTCGAGGCCGGGATTTGCACCGTACCCATAGCCGGGCCTTGGATGCGGCGCGGCGGCGTGCGGATGGGCGCGATGTAGGCCATTAGACGTTCCAAGAACCTTCAGGCACCACAATTCCGGGACGGCGCGCCCACCAGTAATCACCACCAGCAAAGCTCTGCGTGGAGCGCGGCGAGTCGCCCGATAGTTCCTGCCGGCGCTGGAGGTCGAATTGCTCGTATGCCGCCTGCGAAGCCAGCCCTCGCGCGTCGAGATAGCGGTACATAATGGCAAGCGTCATGATCCGCTCGGACAAGACGCCCGTATCGGTGTCGGCCAGCCATTCCGACTGACCTACGCCGGCCTGAGATTGGCACCACAGATTGGACGTGTAGGCGAAGGCGAAGGTTTCCCCAGCCTCCGGGATCGGCTGGACAAGAATGTCGTCGCCTTCCATGTAGAACACGTCCATCACCGGGAACGTGTCAAAAGCCTTCCATGCCTGCCAAAGCTGCGGGTCAATCGGCCCCCACAGCGGGCGACGCGCCGAGCGGTTCCAAAAGGACTCGTCCAGCCACTTGCCAAGGTCGGACGGCACCATGCCCGTCTGCGTCTCCTGGGCAAGCGTCGTGAACACCTTCTGGCGACGCAGCTTCCGCCAATCGCCATACTTCATCAACTCTGTGCCTTCCTCATTCGCAAAGGAAAGCATCTGCTGCACGGTGGCATCGGTGGACGTGACCACGACGTTCGGCACCGGCTCGCCCACGCGCCGGCAGACGTTGGCTATTATTGTGAGCAAACTCATGCTTGCCACCTTGTATTGAAGGCGCCGCGCCACTGTTCAGGCAAATAGCGCGGATCGGTCATGGCGTCGTAGGGCTCGGGAATGGTGCCGGGGGCCGGCTCCGGGCCGCCCCAGCCCTGTCCGCCGCTCTGTTGCGGCATCGGCGCGGCCTGCGCGGGCATCGGAGCCGGGGCAGGCATAGGCGCGGGAGCCGGGCGCGGCTGCATATAGCGTTCCATCGGCAAAGAGCCGCCGGGCTGCTCAAAAGGCGGCAGCGTCTGGCTGTTTCGCGGGCCTGCATACGGGGGCAAGAATGCGTAGGGGTCCGACTGCGGCGGCGTGAGCGGCGGCAGGCGCATCGGCGGCAAATAAGCCGACGAACTTCCCGGCGCAGCGAAGTTGGGCATGGCCGACGGCGGAACGGTGGCACCGGCTGCCGCGTTCGGCATGGGCGACATGTTGGGGTTTGCACCGGCCGCAAAGTTGGGCGTAGGCGAGGAATTGGCGGGAGAGCCAACCATCAGGCGCGCAAGTCGCTGGCGGGGCGTCTCGTCCATCACGCAGCCTTTCGAGGACGACCAACCGGGCGCGACACCGGCTCAGAGGCGAAAGCGCCCGCCGCATCCGCAGGCATCGGCGCCGGCTCGATCTGGTGTTGCGCCATGAACTCGCGCATAGCCTTGCGGTCGTCCTCGGCTTCCTTGGTCAACCGCTCGACTTCAGCCGACAACCGGGCATTCTCCTTCGCCAGCTTCGCGCCCTCACCGTTCAGCGAGGCAACAAACGCCGCAGCGGTCGCCCGCAGCTTCGGACCGTCCGGCCCCAGCTTGTGAATGTTCTCGTCCGTCAGCTTGGCCAGATCTTCGACGCTGAACACGTTGATTGACTTGCACTTGGCGATCTGGCCGACGCTGATGCCGCCCGCCCAGCCTTCCAGCGCGTAGCCGTCCGTCACGGCCTCCAGGCCGTCCTTCCAGCGGGCGTAGTGCGGCTCCAGGGCATCCCAGACGCAGGGCTGTGCATCGGGCCTGCCGCGCATCGCTTTGGCGTCCTTGACCAGCCGGGCGACTTTCTCGGACTTCTCCCAATTGGCATAACCGCGCTTGCCCCACGACGCCCAATGGACGGCGTCTAGGCTCCCGCTGTCGTTCTCCACATGATCGACCCAGAACTTGAAGGGCACCACCGCGAGGTCGTTGCGGTCTTCCTGCTTCGCGTCGAACATGCAATCTCCTTGTGTTGTAGAAAGAAAGGGAAGGAGCCGAA